GTCGCAATAAAGCCATACACTGATCGGCTTGTGAATACGAGTTCGTATTCCATGTCCGGTTATGTGACGGCTTCTGGGTCCGGACGTCAGTTCAATCTGACACGGACCGTATACGACACTAGTCCACTGCCAAGAGCTCCTTATTCGAAGTTCAAGGCAGGCTCTACCATCCATGTCGCTAATGGTATCGCACTTTTGGGTTCACTCTTTATGGGTGGATCAAAGGTGAAGTGACATGTCTATCAACCCTCCAATTTAGGAGAATCGCGTGGGATCAATTACCACGATTGTTGTTCCAGATGCTGCCGCAACCCCCGTTAACCACACCTTTTCTCCGGTGAAAGTTAACGGCGACTCCGCTGTTATGCTAGAGAAGTCCAGCTCCAGTAGCCTTGGCTACTGGCCTCTGACGCTTCAACAGCGTTCTCCAGTGGCGGGTCAGACTGAGAAGACGTACCGTACCAAGATTTCCTTGGCTATTCCGGTCGTCTATACGGAGGTGATTAACGGTGTTAATCGTCCTTCGCTCGGTTACACTCTGCGGGCGAACCTTGAGTTCGTTGTTCCCGCAGACGCAACGCTGCAAAACCGCAAAGATCTTCGGAAAATTGCGGTTGGTATCCTCAACGACGCCTCCATCATTTCGATGGTGGAGTCTCAAGAAAACCTGTACTAAGGTGAAAAATGCCTTGGTGCAGCTATTTCTTGCGTTGTTGGATATCTATCGGCTAAGGCGTAAGAAGCATGATGCTTCCCGTCCTGATACTGATATTTAGCAGCTCAACTCTTACTCCTATGAGGTTTTCTACCCATGAAGAAGAATCAAAAAGTTGCGAGTCCTTTTACGGACCTGTACCGACAGTCTGCTTGCCAGGCCAACCAACTTGCCGCGGGTATTTATACCGCGGCAGACACTCAGGTGTCGTCGATGCTTCTATCAGCCCTTCTGGCTGGAGATTACTCGACGATTGTATCTGCTTCGATAGACCCAAGGGACTATACGAATGCCGATATGTTTTCGCGGGACTACCTCTCTGTCGAGCTGATGTCCAAGTTCCCACACTGGGATCTTGGGATAAGCAGGTCAGATGTCGCCCTTCGAAAATTCTCTGAGGTGGAGGAGGCACTCGAACTGCTGGAGTTTTCCGAAAATCCTAC